AGTGGGAAAGCTGATTACAATATAGTAGATACTAATGTTAACATAGTAGAAGAATAATGGCAGGAGAAATCAATATCACGGGTATAATCAAAGTTAAAATGCCCGTAACGACAAGAATGAACAGGTCAGGGAATCAATACACCAAAGGAGGGTTTGTATTGCAACTACTTGACCAATACAGCACAACGGTATATTTCAACGTATTCGGGAATGTTGCAGATATGCTCAACGCTTATCCGGTTAACGGGCATGTTACTGTTATCGGACACATAACATCGAGAGAGTATCAAGGCAAATATTATACTAATGTTATAGCGGATAGCATCTTACCTCAAATACAAGGAGGTTATACCTATCAACAACTCTCCCCATCAATGCAGCAAGCTCAACAAACGTTGGAGCAAGCAGGATTTGAACAAGTTAGCGAGCAAGATTTACCTTACTAAAATCAATAATATGGCAACAAAATCCGAATTACTCAAAGCAAAGTATGGAGATAAGATAGTAATAGCAGGTAAAACTTACATATTGCAAGAAGAACCATGCACGGAGTGTTACTTCTTCCTGCGAGATGGAGGTTGCAAAATGCAAAAACCACCTTGCTATAATTTACCGATGAAAAGTTTCAAAACCAGATAAACCATACATACTTCTTGCCCTCTGTTGTGAAACACGGGGCAATTTTTTCTCGCTGAAAATGTGTTGATTGCAAATATTCTTGATATTTTCTTATCGAAAATGTTTGTCATGTTGCAAAGTGTTTGTATCTTTGCAATGTCGAAACAAAAAAAACACAAAAAAAATGGAAATAAGATACACAGTGGCAGAAGCCAAAGCAAGATTCGGAGAAGAAGCAATCCAAACACTCCTCAATTCCGCAGTGGAACAAACAGGTAGAAGTTTAGTCGAAGACGAATACAAGTTCGATGAATGGAGAAGTCAAGAAGTTGTAGTATCTGACGGAAGTCGATTGAGAGCATATTATAACATGCCGTGTGATATAGACATATTCGGAGGAGTATATTGGACACAACTCGCAGAGATTGTGGAATATTAAATCAATAAGTAACATGAGACAATCAGTAGAAGAATTAAGAGAACTTGCCAACAATGCTTGCAGAGGCATTAGTTGGCAACCCGAAAGACGTGGAGTTGAATTGCTTACGGAATTGGAAAACGGCTTGAATGAATTTTTACGTCAAATTCCCGAAGAATTGCACGATGTATATGAGAAGCGTTACATCGACAAATACAGAACGTGGTTAGTTGCGATGAGCAGGACATTCTCCGTAATGATTACGGGAGCGGCAAAATTCGATAATCGTAAGCATGACAAAATGAACATGTACGAAAGGAATGCAAGGCAACGTTTTACCGAATGGAGAGAAGCTGTTTTGAAGCGAATAAACAAGCAAAGCAGATTAAGCGGTTGGGCAGAAGTTGAACGCTTGCAAAACAAGTTGGACACTCTCAAAGAGTTGCAAGAGAGAATGAAAGCAGCAAACAAAATTGTACGAAGCAAGAAAACACAGGAAGAGCAAGCAGAAGAATTAAATGCTTTGGGTGTATCCGAAGAAACAATACAGGAATTACTTAACCCACCGGCATACAGGACAGTAGGGTTTGCTCCGTGTGAATTGTCCAACAACCTTGCAAAAATCAAAGCAACCGAAGAAGCCATAAAACGACACACGGCAAGGGCGGAAGCCGAAGATAAAGAATACACCTTTGACGGAGGGAAAGTGGAAATATGCAACTCGGAGGAGAGAATAAGGATATATTTCGATGAGATACCTGACGACAATATGCGTAAGACACTCAAAGGTAACGCATTTAAGTGGTCCCCCAAAAATCAAGCATGGCAACGTCAGCTCACATCGAACGCTATATATGCGTTGAAAAAATACGTAAATCTACCAAATCTGAAAGCATGCGAAAATTAACCGCACAACAAGAGGAAGCCAGAGAACACCTACGTAAATGGAGAGTAGGTGCTCTCTTTATGGAAGCAGGTACGGGCAAGACGAGGACAGCTGTTGAACTCGTCAATACAACAGATTGCGACTTAGTGCTTTGGGTTGCACCATTACGTACATTATCTCCGAATAATGGTATTGCGTCAATTCCTGACGAAATAAATAAGTGGGGAGGGTTCAAATGTAAGAATGTGCTATACTATGGAATTGAGTCAATTTCTCAAAGTGATAGAATATACACGGAGATGTTGAATAATATAGAACGATATAAAAATGTATTCTGTATCGTTGATGAGAGCTTGAAAATCAAGAACTCGGATAGCAAAAGGACAAAGCGTTTGCTGCAAGTCAGTAAACTTGCAAATATAAAATATAAGCTCATTCTGAATGGAACTCCGTTGTCTAAGAATATAATGGATTTATACTCACAGATGGAATTTTTGTCTCCGAAAATTCTCAATATGTCGTACAAACAATATAAGAACACATTCTGCTGCTACAAGCAGACGACTAAGTACGGACCACGTGGCAATCCTTACGTGGTAGAGCATATAACCAAATATGCAAATATCGATTACCTGTACTCCTTGATTAAGGACTATGTGTATGAGTGTGAGCTAAGTCTCAATATTACACAGAATTACTACATTCGCTCTTATCATCTTACAGAAGAAGAGCATTATGAATATGCCCAAATTAAAGACTACTACCTCAACGAGGATACATTGGGCGAATTAAATGATAACATCTTTTTTGCGATGACGCAAAAGATGCAACATTCGTACTGTTGTTCTGCATGCAAATTCAAAGTCGTTGACAAGTTGTTCGAGGAAATACCACAAGAACAGACAATTATATTCTGCAAGTACATACAATCGCAAGAAGAATGCAAAAAGCACTATCCCAAAGCAATGGTGTTATCTTACCAAAAAGACAGCTTGGGACTTAACTTGCAGAACTACCACTACACAATATACTTTGACAAGATATGGGACTTAGCTCTGAGAGTACAAAGCGGACATCGTACATTCAGAACAGGACAAGAGCAGGATTGCAAGTACTACGACCTTACAGGAGATGTAGGCTTGGAAAGCCTAATCGATAAAAACATAGAGAAGAAAGTAAGTATGACAGAATACTTCAAACGGAAAACCAAGGAAGAGATAATCAAGGAACTATGAATGTGTATGAGGCAACACAGAAGAGGATTGAATTCCTTTTTAAGGAATTTGAAAATGTATTAGTATCCTTTTCAGGAGGTAAGGATAGCAGCGTTATGCTATATATGTGCTATGATTACGCCAAAAGTCATAATTTGTTGCACAAATTATATATGGTACACATGGATTACGAAGCACAATATCAGATGACTACCGATTACGTGGAGGAGACATTCAAGCAATTCCCTGACATTGGAAGATATTGGCTTTGCGTGCCGATACACGCTCAATGTGCATGTAGGGTTGATGGTGCAGATTGGATACCATGGGAGGAGGCAAAAAAAGATATATGGTGCAGAGAGATGCCGAATTATGACTATGTGATTAACGAAAAAAACATGGAGTTCAAGATATTGGATACTGACAATGAAGTGCCCAAGGAATTTAATAATTGGTTTATATCCAATCATGGAAGAACTGTTTCGCTCGTCGGAATACGCAGTCAGGAGAGTTATTCGAGACAAAAACTCATTAGTGCGATGAATGGCACAATTAAGAAATATAAAAACAAAAAGTATATAGTTGATAATGTAGGCAATGAATTGCAATACACCGCTTATCCGATATATGATTGGGAGACAAAAGATATATGGATATACAATGCTAAATTCGGTAAGCCTTACAATAAGTTGTACGACCTCTTTTATCGTGCAGGATTAACGATTGATAAGATGCGGGTTGCAAGTCCGTTTAACAATGCCGGAATTGGTACATTGAAGCTGTATAAGGTCATTGACCCGAATAATTGGGCGAAAATGGTAGGACGAGTTAACGGCGTGAATATGGCTGGATTATATGGAGGTACAACTGCAATGGGGTGGGAAACTATAACCAAGCCACCTCATCTGACGTGGGAAAAATACTGTTATTTTTTGTTGGGTACGTTAGATACAAAAACCCGTGAACATTATTCATC